GTCTAACTTTACGATCAGTGGGCAGAGCCATGACCAATTTCTTAACCTGCTCAATGTCCATGGCTGGCTCATCTAGCGTAGGTTCTCTAGGATCTCCAGTTACTGGAATCTTCATGTCCTTGTAGACCTGCTGGATAATATTTTCAGGTACTCCAAAGTCAATTAATAGATTGTAGACTTCGTCGGAGTCCGATGGTGCTCCCGCTTTTTCCCAATTAGATACCAACTTGTCTGCGGTGATCTTTGTGGTCAAATTGGTGCCCATCTGCGATAACTTGGCACCGGCCTTCTTGACAAAGTCCATAGGACCTTCATCTAATCTCTGCAGATTTTTGAATACTAGATAAACTTGGCCTTCGCTGAGTTTCTTGCCTTTGAACTGTACACTTTCTTTTTTGGCCAATGAACCTTTAACACCAGCACCTGCAACTGCACCTTGCGCGGCAGCGCCTAGGAATTTAAATACTTCTTTGGAAGCCGTGGCTGCTTGAGCAATGATCTGACGTTTTTCTTTGTCAGCAGCAATCGAAGCAATATATTCTGTGCTGTTGGCTGTGTTGTCAATGAAGTCTTGTAGAGCATTCCAATTTAGAGCACTTTGATTGTAGTCGCCGGCCTTCCAGGCAGATGCTGCATCTTTGAACAGAGTCTGTACAGTGCCAACATCTTCAGGTTTAACCACTAGTCCTTGGATTTCAAAGTTGGCGTATCTGCTGCCTAGTTCTCCTCCGACTTCATCAAATATGTTTCGCATGTTGATAACTCTAGCAGATGGGAACATAGAATCTTTGGCAACATCAATTCCGCCCTTGAGAGCATCACCAATAAGTTCAAATGTCTTACCTGCGATAAAGCCATAGGCTGCTGTTTTAACGCCTTTGCCAATGGCTGTGGAAAGTTTTTCGCCTTTGAGCAGTTCTACAGAACCTCTAAGGATTTGACCTGCGATGGCACCTCCTACAGGCCCCGCTGCCAGTCCTGCGATAGCAGTTAATACACCAACGATAGCAGCAGTTTTACCAGGATTGGCTTCTGCCCACATGCCCATTTCAGAAATGGCATCTAGGATTTTACTGTCTGGAAACTTCTTATTGATTGTGGCTTTGAGTTGTTCAAACTTTTGATCAAATGCTGCTACTGGAGTTGTATTCTGCAGCCACTTACCAATGTTGTTGATTACTTCGTCGGCCTTCTTAGCAACATCTACACCTTTGCCCAACATGGTTCTATTATCACCAGCGGCTGTGGCGGCCTTTTCAATCTCGCCAAACATGCCCTGTATCTGTTGCGCAGTCAGGCTTGCCTCAATAAGAGGCTGCATTTCTTTATAGATCCCCCGTACTACAAGGGTCTGCGCCTCAGTAAGTCCTTGACATGATTCGGCTAAAATCTTCCTAGAAGTAGCCATTTGATGTTCTATGAGAATATTAGTAATTTTCATTTGTTAAGAAAGTCCAGTATTGATTATTTATTTAAAAGCGAGCGATGCTCGCTTGCGTTTTCGCTTACGCTCAACGCTATTTTCTTTTTTTAAAATTTTGCGAGTTGTGCAAAATTTTTTTTGCGCGAAGCGCAATTTAAGCATTATCCAGATTGTTCAGTCACACTTTGCCCGTTGCCGGGCAAAATAATGTACGTTATTATCCGAGTTGCACAGTACACTCTAGCGTTATGGCATTACAGAGGCGGTCATCCTGTACCTCGAGCCACGTCTTTATATGACGGCGGTTCACAAATATACGCTAACATATTTGTAAACGTGGGGTTTTTCTCCCCTCTTTTTACCTTTACATATCCTTTTCAAACAACTAAATCGCAGGTTTTAAGCGATCTTCATCCATAAATGGGTAGTAGTTGAGTACCATTGCGGCATGGAATTCCGTCCCTGCGACCACGATTGACCAGGTTTAGAGCGCATGAAATTAAGGCCTGCGCCAGCCAAAAAACCGCTTTATTTTGCCTTATTTTGTTCTAAAAGACGTTGCCTAAGTATGTTTGAGCCGCCAACTCTGACGTTTATAATGCCATTATAATAGTCGTCAGACTCTAAAACTCTGCGTTCAAACTGCTCTCGTGCCTCTAGATATGACAGTTCTGCCTTGGATTTGCAAAGGTAAAGTATTTCTCTTGTGAAGTTTTCCGGACCTAATGCTTGGACGTCTGCGTTTAACCTATCAGATGAACCCCAGTATTCGCGCCAATCGCTTTCTACTGTGCTTCTTCTTTTGAGTTTTTTGCCTTTGAGTGGGGGTTTAGTACGCTTAAATTGTGCTAATTTCTTGCCTATGTACTTCTGTCCGGTTGTTTTATTCGTGATGATATAAACAAAGCCAATGTAGCCTTCTGGTATTTCGTTTACGGGTTGATTTTGATACGTCCATTGCACTCACTTAGTTATTTTCAGTGCTTTGTACTATGTGCCTTTTCTGGTTTTTAATCTTCGTTGAGCCTAGTTAGTTTGGAAGGTCTGCCTGGTTTGCCGTTTCTAGCAACCTTACGTTTTTTTCGTCTTGCCTGTATTTCTTCACGCCTTATTGAAGCCATTCTTCGTATTTCAGATAACCAAAATCTTGCCTTAATACCGGCCTCGTCTGTTCCCGAGTACTCAAACTGCTTTTGATATTTGAAGTACTCTTGAAATGCTGCAATCATTTTGTCATGCGAATCTGTGCTCATTCTAAAATTTCAACATCGGTAGAATAAGATGTAAATCCGTTTTCTTTAATAACCTTTAATACATGGTTTACACGACTAGTTAAATCATCTCTGTGAGAAATTAAGAATACATTCTTCTGACGCTCTCTAGTCATACGCTTTAGTACTGCGATACTTGACTCAACACCGCTAGAATCCATACCAGAATCAACTAACTCGTCAATGAACAGCAGGTTAATAGGATGATATAAGTTTTCCCATACATCTCTAAATGCCCAAGACAACGACAATATCAATCTATTACGCTCACCTCGACTTAGATTATCGAAATCTAGATCTTGACCGAGTAGTGTAATGGTAACAGTTAAGTCGTTTTGAAATTCTACGATGTGCGGTAACCCAATCTTGTCGAGATAATATGTTAATCTCTGATTTAAGAATGCCAAGTTCTGATCAATAATCCGTTTACGTACAAAACTATCTTTGTTAGTCAACAACTTATACAAGAAATCTTGGTGATCTTTGACTCTATTCAATTCGTTGATGTGATCCCAGTCAATTTCTTGTACGGCGGTATTAACTAGTTCTTCAATTTGTTCTTTGTAAGGATTATTTTCTGCTTCTTTGATAGATAGATCTTTCTTAAAACCTTCGAGAGTGTTTCGATGGTTGAGTGCTTGTTCTAAATTATCATAGGTAACAGAAGGCATGTCGCCTAACGGACCAATAAGAGCCAATGCTTCTTTCAGATGATCCAGTTCAATAGTATGCTCGGATAGTTGTGTTTGACTTTCGCTGACCTGTTTCTTTTTAGAATCTACCATCAGTGTGTGTTTTTCGTCATGGATTTCTTGCCCGCAACTATGACACTTATGATCTTCTAGAGTCTTTAATTCTTTAATTAATTTGTCTAGCGTTTTATTTTCACGCTCTACAACTGCTACCTGTTTAGCAATCATAGAATCTAATGTAGTAATTTCTTTTTTGTTTTTGTTATATTCAGTGAGCAGCCTTTGATTTTCGATTTCAACATCAATATCTATCTGCTCGAGTCGATCAATATTCCTTAACAGATCTTCGATAGACTTCTGTTTAGTATCTTCCCATAACTTTTGTTTACGTTCTAGTGCATCGATGCTCTGCTGAATTCGATCGTTGGATGCTTTGATGGTTTCAATACGAGTATTTTCAGTACTAATAGCATCCTTGGTAATCTTAATTGCTTCTTTAAGTGTTTCGGCCTTTTCAGATAATTGAGTAATTCCTAACAACTGTTCAATAATAGCACGTTGATCACCGGCTTTACCTGCTAGAAAAGGTTCGGTATAGGTGTTTAAAGCCACGAGATGTTTAAACATCTCATGACTCATACCAAAAATATCTTCGATGGCCTTTTGAGTTTCTCTAGAGTCACCTTGAGACTCGTCAAGATCGTCTGTGTCTTGCTCTTGACCGTTAATGCTGAACTTTAATAAGTTTGGTTTACGACCACGCTCGATGTGATATTCAATTCCGTTCTTTTCAAAACTAACTGTAACTAACATACCCTTACTGTTAATTTTATTAACAAGGTTATCTTTCTTGATGTTAGTTAGGGCTTGACCGTAGATCGCATAACTCAAGCCATTGATGATAGTTGTTTTGCCCGTACCATTGCGAGCCCCAGAATCATCACCTCCTAGATCTAGATTTTCACCTAAGACTAGAGTCAATTGACCACGGTCAAAGTCGATAGCCTGGGTTTGATTGCCCACGCTCATAAAGTTCTTTACAGTAAGATTTTTGATCTTAATCATAGATTGTTATAAATTTCCAACAACAATTTTTGGTCGTAAGTATCGCTAGTAATAGCACTAATTTCGCTGATAACGATACTATCAACACTTTCAAATTTAATATCACCTGGATCTAATCTAGATTCTACTTCTACTTTTTCGGGTATTAGCATTAGTTCTCTAAGATTATATTGAGGAATAAATGTTTCTCTAATAAAATTTGCTTCTTCAAAACTAATAGGAAGATCGATGGTCACGCGACAATGCATCTTTTCTTTCAACAGACTGTCGGGACTATCAATAATTTGACTTAGTTTATAGGTACGATATATAGGTTGACCCGGCCATGATTTATACTCAGGCTTTCCGCCCCATTCTAGCAGCATCATACCTCGATCATCATCGCCTGCATCTGCATAGTTGTGGGGAAATGCATTGCCGATGTACACAATATTACCTTTGGTCTGGCGTTTATGGAAATGTCCGCTAAACACATATTCCTGATTCTGAAAATGATCGCTTTGTAACTGCCCGTGATCCGGCATTTGTACCATGGCGTTCATATAGAATAGAGGAAGTTCAAAGTGTCCAAAGATATACCTGCTTTTAATTTTAGGCACAGTCTTCCATTCGTCGCCGATCAGCCAAGGAAGAATAGTCACGCTGCCTTCGGTAAACGGTTCTTTGATAGGCACAACATTAGGAAACAACCGCATAAATTCTACAGAGTTGATTTCGCGTTTGTCTTTGTAGAACAAATCGTGATTACCTAGAATGAAATATACTTTTTCAAAAGACTTACTTAGAAATTCTAAGTTTGAAACCGTATAATTCATGGTACTAACGTCTGTGCTGGCACGATTATGATGCCAGTCGCCTAGGAAGATACAGGTCTCTGCACTTTCCGCTTTGGCAGTCTCGCAAAACCATTTAACAAATTCTTCGCAGTCGTTATTGTGCGTACGACTACCCGATTTCAACCCAAAGTGAATATCGGTGAAACATGCTGCTTTTTTGAATAGATTCATATAACAATTATTTTACAGTTTTTGTACTGTAAAATCAATCCCAATCAGTGCCGTCGACGGTGCCGCTCACAGGAATACTGCCACCCCCACCCCCACCGCTGTTTTGTCTAGTCCAAGAAGGATTCATCCCATTCATTTCTAGAATATCGTCTCTAATGTTTTGATTACGTTTTTCAATGTTGATAATTCTAACGAATGAATTAGTAACAGCAGCAGTATAGTAAGCAAAAGGATTATCTGATTTACTCTCATCGAATTGTAGTCCTATCTGAGTTAGTTGAAGAATGGCTTGACCTTTCATTTCATCATTATAGGTATAGCCTCTTACGTTACCTCTAGTAGCATAACGGTCACACAATTTT